ATCTGCAGCCTGACCTCCAATTCCTCCTGAGCTATCTCTACGGCTGCCTTATCAGCCGCAATTCTCTGCTTCTCGGCGTTCTTATCAGCAACCTCCTGCGACAGGGCCCTGAGGCCGGTGTCTAACTCAGGCGCCACCCTGACAGTCGCAATCTTGGAGTCCTTGGCTTCTTTGGCCTCTTTGAGTAGTTTATCGGCAATACGCTCTCTCAGATCAAGGATAGCCTGCAGTGATAGTATCTCGCCGGCAAGTCTTGATGCCTCATTGCGCCATCTTTCAGCCTCAGCATCGTCCATATGCTGAGATGCGGTGACATAGTTGGCCACGGCCTTCTCGTATCCTTCCCTCAAGTCAGAGAGACGCTCAGACATAGACTTATCGGCAGCCTCAAGGGCAGCTATCTCCTGTTCTTTTGCGGCCATCTTGGCTTTGACGGCAGCGCGCTCAGCGGCAGTACCAACGTTCTCGTACTGCTCCCGGAGTTTAGTGAGCTCGTCCTGAGCATACCTGATCGACCCGGCAACAGCTTTAGTTTCTTTATCTATTCCCTTGAGTTCTATCTTGCTAAGCTCAAGTTCTTTAGCATCAATCTTGATCTGTAGGGCCCCGCGCTCTAAGTCAGTAGCAGCAGCATCGTATTCCGTTTTTAAGTCGGAAAGTTCCTTTCTCAGTCTCTTAACTGACCCTTCGGCACCCTGATCTTCAGAAACGTCGCCAAGCTTCCATTCTTCGGAGAGGGCTTTTTTATAGTCATAGATCAGCGGTATAACCTCATTATAGGCCTTACCGGTATCCCTGCGCCATACTTCGTATTTTTCGCTCAGGTTTACAACCTCTTCTGAGGCCTGACTGACGACCTTATTGTGTTCATCCCAAGAAAACTTATCAATGGTCTCGGCCCTTGACCCATGCTTGTCGAGCCACTCCTTTGCCTTGCCATAATCCTCTAAGGCTTTTCTGTTCTTCTCAAAAGCCGGGGCAAGTAGGATCAGTTCTTCGATTTCCTCCTTTGTGTACTGTTTCTGCAGCTTAGTATTTTTCAGCGCCGATTCAACTCTTTCCTTTGCGAGCTTAGTGCGCTCTTGGGCCATTCTCTTTTCGTTCTCGAAGATTTCCTTCTCAAGAGCAGCCCTCTCTTCACCAACGAGCCCGCCGGTCTTCAGTGTATGGTTCAACTGAGCCTGCTCGAGCTCCATATTAGCTATAGTGATCTTCGACTCATCAATGCGGGCCTTGATATACATCTGAGAGCGGGCGAAATCCATCCCGTCCTCAGCGGCCTTCTTCATGTTCTTACCGAAATTTGCCCAATCGCTGTTTATAATAGCCCTGCCGGCTTCACGGAGAGCACCGGTAAGCCCGCCCATAGCGACCTTGAATTTATCGGTAATAACCCTGTTGCTTTTGATGATCCCCCCGACGGCAGCTATTATCAGCCTCAGGGCGGCTAACCCCAAAACAGCGCCGGCAGCACCGGCAATCAATCCTTTCATTCCAACGGCACCGGCCTTGCCTACGGCCCTCACGGCGTCAGCGGCGGGTTCTGCCTTAGTGCGGATGGCCTCAAGAGCGCCCTCTATCGCGTTGATCTCTTGGGTATTTTCGTTCAGCCCTTTGGGGGTGACTTTTGTGGCCCGAAATTCACTCCACAGCCTCTCCTGAACCAATTTCAAGGCCTTCAGGCGGTCTTCTAACTCTGCCTCTGAAAACGTGGAGAAATACTCTGTAAGAGCTCCCTCTGCGGCACTGACGATTTCCTGCTGCTTCGTAAAGGCGCCATTGAGCTCGTCGAGAACCTTAGAATATGCATCCTTTTCGGCCCCGGGCTCCAATTTATTGTAAGCATTTTGTACCTCTTTGATGTTGTCCTTTATGGAGTCTAAGATGTACTTTTGCTTATTAATCTCGTCGACAAGGGTGTCTGAGATGCCCTTTATACCATCACCTGCGATGTCCGTTCCGCTTCTGAACCCTTCGGCCCAATCATTGACCAACCCGGTCGACCCGGCCAACCGTTCATTGATAGCGGTGAGCTGCCCCTCGAGATGACGCAGGGCCTCAGTCTCGCGAGCCAATATCATTTCAGTGTTTTGGATGTTGACGCCTATCTCATCCCTTTCAAGCCCCGGGGCCGTTTTATTGTAGGCACCGCGCATCTGATCAAGCTTAGTCTGCAGGTCGGAGATAACCTGCTTCTGCTTGCCTATGGCGGCATTGATAGCGTCAGCCGTCGACTTAAACTGAGCCTCGACGTCCTCCCCATATGAGACCATGCGATCCCTGTACTCTTCGGCCTTATTGGCAGACTCATTGAGTTTGCGGTCGACATCCGATGTATCAGCGGTGGCAACGAATAAAATCTCGCTCATTTCTTTTTCAAGAGTTTTTCGAGTGAGGCTCCTGTCTCGGCCACAGGTACGCGAATCTTTTCCTTCGCCTTGTAGTCATAATACGGGAGATCGCCCATCTCAAGTTTAAGTGCAATCCAAGCCTTATCCATAATCTCCTTATCGGTGAGATTAAGTTTGGTTCGCATGAGGGCTATTTGACCGAATATAGAATCGCCGCCTACGGTTGCTCCTTGCTTGTCTTCAGTTGGTTCATCCCTTTCGCCGATACCATAATAAAAAAAAAGCTTGAGGGGTCACTTTGCTTAATGACTATCTTCCAAAGAGCCTGAATATCTTTTAGCGGTAATTCTTCAATGGCAACTGTCACCAATCTCACGAACCGGGTTCCTGTCGCATAAGCGATTGAGCGGCAAACTCGCTTCAGACTGTCAGCATTCCCAATGATGGTAGGAAACACGTCTTTCTCAGTTGTGACCTCAGGTATCTGAGCAAGCTCACGACTAATAAGGATAAGAGTCCGGGTGCTTAGGGCTTTGATCTTCAATCGTAATTTCAGACCATGCCATTTAATCACAAACCGGTCTCCTTCGCCTGATAGGCCAAGAACGATATTTGCAGCTTCAACCTCTTTCATGAGAGTAAAAAGGGGAGCCTCCCGAGAGAGGCTCCTCTCTTATGCGGTTGTGAGCTTATAGGCTGCGCCGCCGTCTGCGGCCACCTGAGGTACTACTTTGACCTCCCACCTTACCATAGCATCACGGCCACCTTCACCAACCATACGGGCGACGATAGCACCATTGAATATCTCCATTTTGTGTCCTGACGAAAATGTGATTTCAACGGCCTTCTCGACGTTTGTATAGTCAGCAGACGGGGTGTATGATTCGGTGGCTCCCGTTACAGGTGTGCCGCCCTTGAGGTTGGCCAAATGTATCGGGTTCAGGTCGTAGAACTGAGCGACAACCGACATTTCTCCTTCGTCAGTTTTGATAGCCCTTACGGGGTCTTTTTTCTGATCGACGAAGAATTTGGTTACGGTGCCTTCCGTCTCCTCGATCGTAATCGAGCCTTTGACGGTGTCAGGGAGAGAGACGAGCCCGCCCGGCATCGTTGTCGAGCCGGTGGGGGTACCGTACTTAATCCCTGATACGGCATATATATACTGCTGAGCCATTATCTTATTGGTTTATTGTTTTGAAACTGAATCTCAAGTTTGCAAAGTGCTCTCCGAGAGCTGATTCTCCAAATATCTCACTACTCTCAAAGTCAATCAGATAGTCGTCACCGTCAACCTTTTGCAAGATATCGAGGATAGATGTACTGACCGCCTTGAGCCGTGCGGTATTCGGGGTGCCGTCGGCGAGGTCTTTGACATGGAAATTTACATTCACATAGCATTTTTGCATGACCGCAGCATTCACAGGGAGCGCATTTACAACAATGTACTCGGTGCTCGTGTCTTTAGTCTTGCGAACCATTAAGTGCCGCTTGATAGTAAGGGATGACAACAGGCCGAAAACGGTCTGAGCACATTCTATCGGTGTCTTAAAATCTGCCATTACGCTGATTTTTGATGTCATCCATATACATTCTCAAGTTTATGATGCATGCGTCTGCCTGCATGGAGATTACGTTATAGCCTTTGGCCTCAACGTACGACGCGTAATTCATACCCGCCAACCCCACGAACTCGAGCCCAACCCCCTTGATCGCCGACATTACTGCCTGCTCTCCTTGGGTGTTGCCACCTGCTTTGTGTATCAACTGACCATTATCAAAAATGTAATAGCCGATTGAATTTCGCAGGTTGCCGGTCTGATCCAAGTAAAACCCCAATGCGTGGTCTTGCGGCTGATTGCGAGCCTCAGAGAGAAACTGCTCACCGGCGTATTGCCATGCGGTGATAAGTTTGTTTTTTATCTCCTTGGCCCTTACTTTCAGTTCTTCGCGAGCCCGGTCTGCATTGAAATCACATTTCAGAGCCATATCCTCGAGTTTAACTGTCCATTGCTCGCATTGATCACCCGCCCTGAGAACGTCATCGCCCCCTTAGTCAGAACATATTCTGCATCGGGAGGTATTACCGTGTCCATCTGCGGCAGGTAAACAACATGAGAATAGATGTACTCTGCACCATCCATACCCCTGACTTTATTGCCATAACTGTTCATCTCAGCCCTGCAGCTCAGAGTATACACGGCGTCACTGCCGGTTACGGCAGAGTATTCTCCGGTACTTTCGTCCTGAACAGGGTCAGGGTGAACTGTTATGACAATATTATCAGGATACTGCGTCATTGTGTCACCACCTTTGCACAAATCTTGCTTTTGGACGCATAGCTTCCAAGGGGTTCGCCACCTCATATCGCTTATAGATGTTATTGGCGATCTGAATCAGCGTCTGCTTGTCTGCCGAAGAGATAGAGTAACCTCCCTCTGACACGCCCGCCGGCGACGTCGTTATCGTTATCAAAACGTCGGCATATGCCAACTCAAACGCTTGTGATGTCGCGGAAAACTCGTCAGTGGTAGTAAGGCCTCTTGTAGTCAGAGCCAACTCAACAGAGTTGTCTGATACAGGATACCCTACCTTCGCTTTTATGGCCTCAAGGTTTGTCATGCTATGAGAACTAAAGAGCCGCCGTTAGACGGCTCCCTGTTATGCCCATGTGGAGGTCGAGCCGGTATAAAGATTAAACACCCGGTCAACACTCGGCCATGACGGGAATGCATTGCATTCGCCCTTGGTCAGAACTGATACGGGGTTGAAATCTCTCTTCATACTGACAAGGACGTTGCCGGTCTTTGCCTGAATCACGTCGAGAGGCTTCTCGATCTCTTCAGCAATCGGGCCATTATACATGGCTCCCTGAATTATCGAGGGCACAAACACGACATGAGTCGATGACCACGGGTTCGTTTCCGTCAGGCTCGCGTCCTTATCCTCAATAGCGACCGAGGTCTCAATGAGAGTAATGGTCGGGAGGCGCAAAGCGGTCAGAACCCTGTTCACGGTACCGATGTCCATGAACCCGAGGAGCTGAGATTCACCGATCAGCAGCGACTTGCATGCCGTCTGAAACTCGGTTGAACCTGTCATCAGGTCAAATGCATCGGGATGCATCAGGATACGCTCAAAATAGATGCCCTTGGCACGAGCAGAGGCCTGAACAGCCTTAAAGTCGGCTATCGGGGTCATGGAAGCAGCATTACCTGTACTCCACACGGCGCCGGTGGCAACGGCCTTATTGGCGGTCGGGAGACCAAAGTCAATGACAGTCTCATTCACGATACCCATGGGGTTGTTCGTGGTGGAGAGCTGTATCTTGCCTGTCGAAAGGGCGGTCAGGGCGAGCCATTCCATCCTCGCATTGCAAGAGTCGATAACGAAATCGACATCATTGAAATAGTCCTCAATGACAGCATTCTGACCCTGAAGAACCTTTGTGATCTCATGCTCGAGAATTTCCTTTTCGGTCTTCCTGCGAGACTGAGCGATCTTCGGTATGTCAAAATACTTGGTAGTCATCGACTTACGGCTTGCCTCGGGAGCTCTTGAGTCGTAAGATATGATGTGAGCGGCAACCCTTGAGCCGACATCGCCGACCAAAGTTTTACCATCAAGAGTGTTCACGTTCCTTATAGGAAAGAACGTCGGCCAATACAGTGCGTCGTATTGCCTTGCGTTAAGGTACGCAACTAATCCCTGCTGCGAAAGTCCTTCAATTATCGGTGTTTTCATGTTTCATCAATTAGTCAAAGAACGTGATCAGGGATGTTCCGGTAGCCGACCGCAGAGCAGTCTTGAAGAGAGTGGGCATCGGGTAGGTAAGAGCATCTTCCCTCACTGCACCCATGGTAACAACTGATACCTCAGCGTTGCCCTCTTTGATCCGAGAGACGCTTTTGATAAGCCCATTGGGGGTGTATTTCAGGACAGCACTTGTGCCCGTTGCTGAACCCTCGAAATACTTTGTTCCTGCCGCATAGGTCAGGTTAGTATTCAGGGTCACGGTGTCATAGTCATCAGAAGAATCACGGTCAATAGCGGTAATCATACCACCGGTCGTTCCGTCGTTGAGGATATCGCCGACGAGAAAGTGATTGTTCTTGCTGATGCGGGGAGCTGCGGTCAAGCCGCCGTCTATCGCCAAGGCCGTCTTGCAGACCTCAGCGGTGCGGGCAGCATAGTCCACATATACAGGGGTTCCCGGCTCAATGAACTCTTTGCCCTCACGCTCGTTGTCGAGCCGGGCAACGTTCAGAGCGACCCCGCCGGGAATTTCGTCAATGATCGAGTCAAAGACGACAACTCTGCCGGCCATGGAATCTGATGTTATCTGCATCGTTAAGAATTATTAGGTTAAACTTGCTTTCCTTGAACCCCGGCCTGTTTCCCGGTGTTCTTTTTTTCGGCAATCATTTTGCCAAGCGCCTCACCCTGCTTGTCTACCTGTACGGATGACGGGGGAACGCTGATAACGACCCCCTTCTCTGCCTTGGTCTGAACGATGGACTGATAATCCTCATGCATCCCTGTAACGAGTTGGTCGATTTGATCTTCTGAGCCTATGGCTATGTTTTTCGTAAGCAGCGGAATAAAGTCCTCGTCAACCCCCTTCTCTTTGAGTTTGGCCTTGACCAACCCCATGAGCTTCTCTTGGGTTTTGCTGTTCTCATATTCCTGCAGCTTTGTTTTCGCCTCAGTTAAGTCGGCTTCGACTTTCGCCTGATAGTCACGAAACCATTGGGGCGGCTCATCCCCTCCCGTTGGCTCAGGCTTCGGCTGAGGCTTCGGGTCTTCTTTTTTTATTGGCTTGCCGTCTTCACCTAAGCCATGCTTCTGACGGAAATTGCGCACCGCGGTCTGCGATGCTTCATTCGCCCTGCTATCAGCATAGGAGTCGAGCAAGCTCTGAAGAGTCACCCCCTCAACTGCGGTGGCAACTGCATCCTCTGTCGTGACAGTCTCGCTTAATTTCTCTGCGACCCTGTTTAGTATCGCATCCTGAACCCCATCAAACTTGGTTTTCAGCCCTGCAAAGATTTTTTCTTTCATCTGATTACGATTGTTTCAAAGTTATACTATTTTTTATTAATAATTGTTTCCTCAAATACAAGTTTATTTTTCTGCCCTCTCAAGACTCTTTTCGCCCATGATATTCAATATCGCAGTAGCGTTGTCATCTATCCAATAGGGCAGTGTTTTATAGCCCAAAAACCGGCGCACGTTGTCTTTAACGAACTCTTTAAAATTCTTCGGCAGCTCCCGTATCTGTCTGCCCTTTATCGTCTTCGTCTCACCCCTCAGCCATGCCCGGAGGTCTTTCTCGTCAGCCAATACCGGCGTCACATGGCACAAGCACTGCGGGTGCCAGCCGGTGAACTTAAAGGTCTTAGGGTATGTTCCTGCGCAGACCTCGCATATCTCAGGGTAATCATAATCGGGGTGCTGAGCTGACAGGCTGATCTTTATTCCTATCACAAAGTCGAGCTTCTGCCACCGCATGTGATCTGCCAACATATAAGCCCGGTTCATCTCCGTACGCGTCAGCCTCAGGGCGTTTTTGTATGCCGACTTATACACCCCCTGCCCGGGATGAAAGGCCTTCATGGCCCGGCTCTGTATCAGTTTGCCGTTCTTATCTCGCACACGCCTGAATAGGGCGTCGGGAGTAACGAGATATCGCTTCATGCGCCGGGCTATCGTCGCGGCAGAGTCGCCGTTAGCAATACCCA